CCTACACGACGCTCTTCCGATCTGGTACAACGTTACCGAACCGCGTATGGAAGAAACTCATTCCAGAACAGCCTCAGTGCCTCGCTACGCCGTTTAGTGAGAAAGCCTTAAAACGTATTCGCTTCCCTGCTTACTCGCAGCTTAAAGCCGATGGTGCGCGTTGTATGTCCGATCTGCTGGAAGACAAGATCCGCAAAGCATCCCGCGCGGGGAATGAGTATGAAGGTTTGGTGAATCTGGACAAGGATCTGAAAAAGATTCGTGAATATCTGGGTTATGATGTTGTACTTGATGGAGAACTGATTTATGTCCCTGCTGAAAAAACTGCTGTCGTTCCTTCGAACAGCGTTCCATTTAGTCTTGCTGGGTTTATGGGCGATGACGACGATTCTGTTTCTGACCTTGTGGCAGATGTTAGGCGGGAAGCTACCGAGAACGAGACACAAGCGGAAGCGAAACGCGAAGAGGGCAACGGGATTGTAAACAAATCCCTGAAAGGCACTATCAGCGACGAAGAACAGCGCAATATCGTTTATGTTGTCTGGGATATCGTACCGTATGAAGTATACTATGGTGATGCTCCGAGTGTTCAACCATATTGCGATCGCTTTAGCATCCTGGAAGGTGCGCTGGCTGGCTCTGGTGTAACATCGGTTAAGTTGATCCCTTCTATCCTGGTACAGAACTACGCGGAAGCGAAAAAGGATTACAACAATTACCGCAATGACGGTAAAGAGGGTTCAATCCTGAAAAACGTTGATTTCAAATGGAAGGATTCACGCGTTGCGGATCAGGTGAAGTTGAAGAACAAAACACCGATCGAACTGCGAATCATTGACGTGTACGAACACACCAAAGAACCTCATAAGGTTGGCGGGTTCGTGGTTGAGGACTTATCAGGAGAAGCCAGAACAAACACAGGTTCCGGTCTGACTGATACGGATTACCGATACGATGAAGACGGTATTAACCGCGTGTACATCCCGTTAGAAGAACGTGGTGAACTGGATCGCGAATACATTATGGCGAACAAAGATGACTATATCGGCGCTATCGTCGAAATGGAAGTTGACGGACTCCAGAAATCGAAAACGCGTAAGAAGGGCGAACCTGAGTTCAGTTTCTTCCTGCCAATCATCAAGAAGATTCGACGCGATAAGACCGAACCGGATGACATTCACGTTATCTTCGCTGATCTGTTTTAAATAGCACTTTTTGCTAAAGAAGCCCCTTGCATATGTGAGGGGCTTTTTGTATATTACACACATCGAAACGAAACAGACAAAAGGAACATCCCATGCAAATCACTAAAGAACTCGAAGGCAAAGTAATCGTTCTGGTAAATGAAGACCGTTTGGCACAACTGGGTAACGGTGGTGAAAAACTGCCAGCGGACGCACTCGAAAGCCTTTCTAAAATGCGCGTGATGCGCGTTACTGACGGTTGGGTTACTTGTCTGCCTCTGAACGACGAAGACAAAGCCGTATACGATGCACAAGCGGATTCATGGGATATCGAAGTACCTCTGGTAAACATCGAAGTTGAAGAGTGCTACGAAATCGAAAAATAATGCTTGTGTTCTGGGTAATGTAATGGTACATTACCTACATCGAAACGAAAGGAGAAACATCATGAAAGTTATGCACACTGCAAATCAACTTCAAAACGGCAACTACGCTATCCACGATGCTATCGGTGCGCTGGTTGGGGTTTATCTTCCTGGTATCAAACTCCTTGAAGTAAGTGGGAATACCTTTTATGGTGTTGAAAACATCGAAGCAGCGATGGAAATTATCGGTGACCTGAAATGAGTAAGAAACTCGAAATATTCGAAACTATCAGCGAAGACCCGAATCTTCGCTGGTGCTGTGCGAAAACTGGGTTTGATGCTGCATGGGGTGATACTCCAGAACAGGCGCGTAAAAACTGGGAACACCAACAATTGTTTTTTGCCTGTCGGGTTCCTACCAATTATGAGGGGAGTCAATTGTTAGCATGAAAAATAAAGAATATGACCCAATAGAAGTTGAAGCACGGGTTGCGGAAGCGCTGAAAGATATTGATTTCGGTCGCTTCCTTGATAACGCTCCAACGATACCGGATACAATATGCCTTAATTGTGGGCGTTGTGTTATGGTTGGAAAATGCTGTGATAACCCGAATATTGTTATCATGGACAGGAAAGAAGTTTCACCGGAAGTGTGGGATCAGATTCAAGAGATCATCAAAAACCCACCTGAACCGACGAAACGTTTACGCGAACTTATGAGCAGGAAAACCACGTTATGAAAAATGAACCAAGTAAGACTGTGCGCCTTATCCGTTGGGAAGGACAAGAAATCCGTTATGAAGATCAGGATCGTGAATTCGTCCATGAAATGCTTGCGCATAATCTGGGATTCAAAAACGCCGCACTGGTGATGATGCAGCAAACCAGTGATGAAGACACCTGGCAATGCGTCATTCTCGATCTGGACAAAAACAAGGATTACACCGAAGATGAACTGTTTGCGCTCACAGAGAACGCTACAGCGCGTCAGAAGTGCTTCATGATTGATATGCCTCGCGAGAACTACGAGAATATCAAGAAAGCCCGTAAACAGAACAAGAACAACGTGTTCGACCTGTTCATGGGCTATCATGAAGAAACTACGGCCTAAGCCTCACTTGTTTTGCTGGTGTCGTTAGTAGCCGCTGCCACCTGTACACATTCCAATGTTTGCAGGTGGAAATCTTTTGATACGTCGCGGACACATTCAACGATCAGATACTTCCCTGAATATTCATCCCCTAACACCTCAATCAATGCCCCCACTTTAACATCCATTCGACCCTGATTGATATCAAACTTAATCCTTTTCTCATAGCTGGATAACAGTTGACACTTCACTGCCTGGAACGGTTGCCCCTGTTTGTCTGGGTTCTGGAAGTTGTTCTCATATACCGCGTTCCGGTTCATGGTGATCCATGCGTTTTCAATATCGGTACTCGCCAGGATATCACTATACAGCTTTTTATCCGTCATTGAGAAACTAAAGAAACTTGCATCCACTAACAGGGTAGTGTTATCCTTATGCGTAATGTATTCCGCTTTAGTGAATACCAAAGTGTCACCTAAAAACGGGTTACTAACGTTGAACTTGTAAGCCTTTATCGGGGTTTGTGCGAGGATCTCCGTATTGCTTTTCATAAAGATACCGGAACCATCTTCCCACAGATAACAGAAGTCAGACGAATCTACGCTCTGCCCGTTGTCACGGATGTAATCAAACACGGTTTCATACGTCCCGCTCAGGCAAGCCGGAGGAATACGCACGTTTGATGCGTCGATATGCGGCGTGATCAACTTCATATCGTTATACAGTGCCGTCATGCACTCTGTAATCGTCTGTACGGCGTTGTTACTGAACGAACGGGAAAACTTACGACGAAACACCGTATGCACCGGAGAAAGGTTTAGGCGCAGTATAGAGCGGTTCATATCATCGGTTTCGACGTTTGAATACAGAACACCGTAGTAATGCTGTTCTAACGTTTCGTTATACTGGAAGGATACCTGAATAATCGGTTTCTCTGTCAACTGATAGATTAACTGGTTATCATAGATCTGCATCAATGTTTCAGAAGTACCGTTAATGATGGTTTTCTCACTCATTGAGACAAGGGCAGGTAACAATTCAAGATAGACGTTATCAGCGAACTTTTCATATGTTGGATATAATTTAACCGACACGACGCGGTTTATAACTTTACTGGACATTAGACATCCTCCCTTTATATTCTATTTACTAAATAGTAAATATCGGGATACTTGAGGCGATCATGAAAGAGAAGAAAAACACACTTGATAAATTTATGGTTACGCGTTTAAACATCAAGAACAGCAAGAATAAAGTAGTTACGTTGCCTACTGGTGAACAGGTTACGATCCCCCGTCTGGGTTATCGTCATTTCACCCAGATTAAAGCAATGAAAGACCCAATGCAGTTGCTTGAGTATATCATCAAAGAGATTCAACCGCGCGAATTAACCGCAGCAGAAACCGAATTCCTTTTGATTCACCTGCATTATCATAATGACGATAAAGCAATGGCGATACTGAAAGAGATCGGCATTAATCTGGATGATATGAAAATCAGCGAAGCTAAGTATGAACATACTTTTGATAACCTTCGATTGGTCTTCAACAAACCGACCCTAATGCTGGATGATCTGGCATTACTGCTTAAAGAAGCGTATGACAACGGGAAGCCGATCGAACTGACGGACGAAAACCGTATTCAATTAATTAACTGCCTGTATCGTTATGAATATGACGATGTAAAACGTGGCGTACTCCAGGAAGTCTATATTGTGCATGAGGGGAAAACCATTAAAGGGCTTAACATCATCGGTGAATGATAATGGCTAGCAATCCATATTTTAACGAAGAACAACGTCGCCGGATGCAGAATCCACCAAAACCACAGGCGCAACCAACTGTTCGGAAGATCCAGGCAACGTTAGATAAAGATTCGATGCGCGAGTTAAAGGATATCAATGATAACACCCTTGAAACCGCGCTGAATACTCTGGACATCAAAGACAGCGTGAAATCCTTTGAGGATCGTTTCAAAGAGAAATTCGCTGGCTTCCAAGAACAATACGAACAGGATCAGCAACCACTTGCTGAACAGTTGCCCGATTTTGTTGGTCCATCGCGTCCACCATCACTGACAGACAACAGCACGAACAGTGTTGATAACTCCGTCAGTGTATCGAACCAACACAACCCTTTCAGCAAGATCGAAACATACACCGGAACGATTGCGGAAGCAATCACCAAGTTCCTCGAACTCGCTGAGAAGAAACCGGAACCGCCACCTGAACCGGAACCAGTACCGGAAGAGGAACCGGAGGTCGATCGGGACAACAAGAAGATCCGTGATAAGGATAAAGACGAGAAGAAATTCAGTAAGAAAGTATTGGCCTTACTGGGTTCAATCAAGGATAATACATCCGGTCTTCTGGCTCGCTTTATCGGGTATTCTCTCGAAGCGATAGCGAAGTTTGCCAAGTGGACTTTGATTATCGGTAGTATCGTGTTTGCTATTGAAGTTTTAGGTAAAGTCATCGCTTCATGGT